AAAATAGTACATTTCATTAAAAATTTTAAAATTTTAAAATTAATTTATAAAAATAAAAATAAATTAAGAAATGTACTATTTACAATCACCTTTAGAAAAAACTTTTGATATATCAATATCTGGGTTTTCTATTTTTATTGTTTCATATAAATCATTAATTAATATACTATATTTATGATTATTTGGATTTGTATTACATAATTCTTTTTTTATACGTTTTTCTCTTCTTTTTAAAGGAGGAACATAGTTTTTATTATTTTTTTTATCATTTAAATCAAATATAATCGCATTTAATAAATCATTTGTAATACATATATTTTTATCTTTTTTTTTCCAACATATTTTATTATTAATTTTAATATCTTCAAAAACACTTTTATTTTTTTCACCTCCATTGATTCCATCTTTACCCTTTATACCTGTATTTCCTACTTCACCTGGTTCTCCTTGAATACCTGGTTCACCATCATCTCCCTTATCTCCTTTTTCACATTTACCACATGGTGCTGTTAGACCAACATTTCCTTCTAATCCATTTGGAACTTTTATTATAATTGGTTTAATTTTACTTGCTTCTGTATCATCTGGTGGAAAATAAGAACCTAGAATATCATCATTACTATAAGAACTAATTGGAATATTTACACTTTTATTATCAATATTATAATCTATTTTAGAATCTATATTAACATCTTCTTTAACAAATATAATTGGACCAACTAAACCTTCATTCCCTTTTATACCATCTGGAACATTTATATAAAGTTTTTCATTATTTGCCGCTTCTCCATCAGGTTGATATCTACCTAATTCAATACCATTTTTATTTTGAAAAATAATAGGACCACTTTCAATACCATCATCACCTCTATTACCAATATTACCAAGAATACCATCAGACCCTTTATCACCTTTTTCTCCAGATAATCCCTTTACCCCTTTTTTTCCAATTCTATATTCAATCTTTTCTAAATTAGCTTTTATTGCAGATTCAATATCAGATTCAATATTATCAAGATTATTAAAATTATCAATTATATATTTTTTATTAATAATAATAAATATTATAATTATAATTATAATAAATATAAGTGTAATATTTATTATATTCATATTTACCTTATAAATTAAAAATATAATATTATAAAAATAATTTAATTACTAATTAATTTTTTTATATTATCACTATTAATACAATTATTTTCATTATCAATACATAAGTAATTTTTAAATATAGTTTTATTATTATTTATATATAAATTTTCATCATTATTACCAATAATTAAATTATAAGGAATTAAGTTTTTTTTCTCTTTACTTGAATTATTATTAATTAATAATAAATTATCATTTATATTTTTTTCTATATTTCCAATATCTCCTTTTATATAAGTAATATCCCCTTTATCTCCTTTATCTCCTTTATCTCCTTTATCTCCTTTTAAACCCTTTGGACCTTTTAAACCGATATCTCCATTATCTCCTTTTTCTCCTTTATTACCAATAATTCCTTTTAAACCTCTATCGCCATTATCACCTTTTTTACCAATATCTCCTTTATACCCTTTATTTCCTTTATTTCCATCTTCTCCTTTATCCCCTCTATCTCCTTTATTACCTTTATATCCCTTATCACCTTTATCTCCTTTATCACCAAAAGGTCCTTTAATTCCTTTTATAGAAATATTAGAATTTTCCCCTTTTTCTCCTTTTTCACCATTATCTCCTTTATCACCTTTAAGACCTTTTGGTTGTAATGGTAAATATATTTCTTTATTATTTTTATTATTTTTATATTCACCTAAATATTTTGCATTATTATCATCACTATATATATAAAATTTTACTTTATATTTATTTTGAACTTTAAAATTTTCAAGTTTATATTTATAATGATATAAGTATAAACTTAAAAAAATTAATAATGAAATAAATATTAAACCAAATAATATTATTAAATTATTCATATTTAATAATTATAATTATTTTATTTTATAAATTTCTAATTTTACTTAAATCACTTGCTGTAATACATGAATTTAAATTTGTACCAAAACAAATTTTATTTTTAAAAATAGTTTTATTTGATTTAATATTTAATGTATCTCCATCAATTATTAAATCACCGGTTCTTTTATTTTTATTAATACTTTTTAAAAATATATTACCTTCGCATTTACCTGTATCTCCTTTTGGACCTTTACATATTTGTTTATCCCCTTTTTCTCCCTTATCACCTTTATCACCCTTATCTCCTTTATCTCCTGTTTTACCAATATCACCTTTATCACCTTTATCACCTTTTAAACCTCTTGGACCTATATTACCTTTAGAACCTCTATCCCCTTTATCACCCTTATCACCTTTATCTCCTTTTTCACCCTTTGGTCCTTTATCACCTTTTTCACCATTATCTCCTTTATCACCCTTTTCACCTCTATCTCCTTTATCTCCTTTTGAACCTCTATCACCTTTTTCACCTATGGGACCTCTTAAATTATCTCCTTTATCACCCTTTTCACCTCTATCTCCTTTTTCACCTTTTTCACCTTTTTCACCTTTTGGTATTTTTATTATATTTTCTATAATATTTTTTGAAATAATATCATCATTTGTATAATTTGGATATTTACCTAATATATCAAATGTTTTAGAATCAACAAATTTAATATAACTATTATCAAAATATTCTGTTATTTTATTTTCAATATAGTAAGTTTTTATAATAATAGTTATTATAAATATAATAATAAAGCTTGATATCACAAAATCAATTAATTCCATTTAATTATTAATAATATTAAATAAATAAATATTTTATTTTTATAATATATAATATTAGAATATATAATTTTAAATGTATAATTATACTAACTATATAATATATATAATAATATTATTATTAATAATATACATATTATATTATATCTATATTAAAAATATTAATATTGAAAATTTTTCTAGTTCTCAATGTAATCTTGAACCAAATAGAATATTAGATCAAGATAATTGGTTTACTAAATTAAAAGAAGATATATGTGATTTATACGCTGATCAAGAAGTAGTTAAAGAAAATAATACTTATACAAAACAACAACATAAATTATTTTGTAGTATGAAATTATTGCCAAATTTAATAGAAGAAAAAGATAATAATGGTGCAACTATATCACAGGGTTTATCATCTATAAGTAATACATTAGAAATAAGTATAAAACATATAGAATTACTAAAATATATAATAAATTCTAAATATAGTATAAATTGTGAAGTACCCGCATATCCATTAACTTGGATAAAAATAAATGATGATATAACTAATGAACCTAATCAAAATTTAATATTATTAGAAAATAATTCTATTGAAGATTTCATTAAAAGTTATTTTGGAAATGAAGAAATAAATATAGAAACACAACAAGAATACGATAATTTTAATATCAAAGATTTACGTATTAATCATTATATTCAATTTAATGATCATAATAATAATATACTTAAATATAAACCTAAAATGAGTCAAATTGAATATGATTATTTTATTAAATTAGGTAATTCTGATGATGAATACGTTTTAAATAAAGAAACAGAAGATAATTTATGTTTAACTAATAATTATTGTAATAAAAATGATGATAAATGTATTAAAAATTCAGATAAAAATCAATATATTTTAAATAATAGTTTAAAATTTATGAGATGGACTCAATCAACTGATGAAAATTTAGAATATTCTATAAAAGCTATTAAAGTTATTTCTGAAGAATTAGATAAAACTAAACACGATGAATTAGTTGAATTAGCTAGAAAATATAACTTTTCAAAATTTGATCTTTCATCATTATCACAAGAAAAATATAATGAATATTTTGATTTATTTGATGATGATAAAAATAAAAATAAAAAAATATATATACAATTAAGAGATACAAAATCACCTGATCCAACAAAAGGAATTTATTATTATGAACCTAAACCTATATTTTATGATACAAATTATTTAGGTAAATATATTAATGAATTTAATACTAATTTTATAGTTAGTATTAATGAAAAATTAAAAGAAGATGATGGTACAAATGCTAATCCATGTGTTATAGATAAAAATGCTAGTGTATCTATATCACAAAGAAATAAGTTTGATTTAAAAGAATATTTAGAAGACGAAACTTTATTAAAAGGTAATAATTTTACAAAATATGGTGAAATAGAAGAAATAAAAGAAAACGATAATATAACAGGTCCACCTGATGAAAGATATAGTCGTTTAAGAACTTATATAGATTATAAAAATAATATAGTTGATTTAAAAGAAGATTGTGAATACTATAAATCAAATGTACAAGATCCACAAAAAAATAAATTACCTACTGTAGGTCATTTTGAGACAATGTATAATGATAATTTAGTAAAATGGGCTAAAAATACAGATATTGATTTAGATAATTTAACAGAAGATAGTAAATTACATCATATACAAAATAAACATGTTATAACATTACAAAAAAATATAGATGATGAAATATCTAATTGTAGATATACAAACGATGATGTTAATAGTTGGAATGATACACAAAAAATTGATTATATTACTAATGATAATAGTTATAAATATGGTATAATAAGAGATGAAAATGCAGATAAATCTCATACTGGTGGATTTATTAATAATGAAACAGCAATGGAGGAATATATGATTGAAAAAGAAAAATGTAAAAGTATTAAAGATTCAATGTCAGGAATACATGATATTATTTTTAGTGAGAATGGTTTTTATGGTAGAATTGATAATACATTGACATTTGATGATAATTTAACAGACGAACAAATATTATCATCAACACATTTACATAATTCACAATATCCATTTATTGAAAATGATTATGCTAGAAAAACTATAAATAAAGTATGTTTTGCTGAAAGTTTAACAGATAATGGTATTAAAATATATGGAGAAATAGGAAATACTGAAGGTAAATATGGTAAAATAGGAGATAATTGTAATCAATATATTAAAAGCGAAAAATGTTCGGATAAACTTCAAGAAATAAATAGAAAAATAACAAATAGTTTATCTGAAGGTTCAAATAAAAAATTAAATAAAACTTGGGATAATATAGAAAATAAAGAATTATGTTATTGGAACAAAATAAAAGAATTAACAAATAGTGAAAAAAATAATTTAGATCAAAATTATAGATCTTGTTTAAATAATTTATTAGAAGCGGGATATGATAATGAAATACACGATTATACAAATCCACCAATATATAATAATGAATTAACAAAGAAAACATATATTGAAAGAAGTAAATTTATATGGATAGAAGGATTTGTAGAAAATATGGGATCTAAAATAGATGTATCTAATATAATACCTGAAAGTATTAAAAAAAGAATTAAAAATGATATTGAAGAAACTGATGAGGATAATAATGGTTTACTAATTGGAGGATTTTCTAAAATAACTGAAAAACAATGGAAAGAATTATTAAATAATAATCATTATAAATTAAGTGAAAATGATATAGAAAATATATATTTTATATATAATAATAAATATTATATACCAAGAAATACTGATATTTATTGGAAAGGTATATATAATAAATATAATAGTAGATATGAAACTAAAGTATTAGAACAAAAAAATTATTTACATTCTAATTATCAAGATTGTTCAGTACCTGATAATTATTTAAAAGATGGTGAACAATGTACAACTGATAATAATATGTGTTTACATAAAGATAATAAAACACAAACACAATTAAATAATGATATAACAGATATACCAAATACAGAGTGGTATAATAATTTATTAAATGAAGGTAGTAATTATGCTAAAAATAATTTTAAAGGAATATATTATAATACTACATTAGGTCCACAATGCGAACAATGTACAGATATAAATAATACTCAACCATATAATTATATTCCACAAACAGAACAAAATGGATACTGTAATACTGATAATACAAAAATTTGTTCTGATAAAGATCAAGAAACATTAAATAATAATAGTAGTGCAGCATATGACTGGATGATTGATTATGAAAACAAATGTAGATCTATGAATGAAATAAGTTGTATAAGACAAAAAGATTTATTATAATTAATTATTTTGTCTAATTTATTTTTATATAACATTATTAGAGAATAAATATAATTTTATATTAATAATGTATAATAATAATTCAATATATATATATTTATTAATATTTATATTATTATTTATAATAATTTATTATATTTATAATAAAAATATTGAAAATTTTACTGTACAAGCATTAGATTATGACCTTGATGTAAAATGTGCAAAAGATAAAATATATTACGATTTTTGTTTAAGTGAATTAGGTGTATGTCCAAATTATTATTCGGATGATCCCCAGTGTCCTCGTATATGTAAAATACTTGTAGCAATAACTTTATTTTCAGATTCTGCTGCGGAAAATTTATTAAAAGACTATAACTCTATAAATAATTATAATAGAAGTTTAAGTGAAATACAAAAAAATATGGAATATATTAATAATAATAATTTTGATATTAAAGAAGGTTTAAAAGATGAATTCTTAATTGAATCTAAAAATAATTTAAGTCCATTATTATGGATTAATTTAGGTTCAAAAAAACCTAACGATAAATATGTTAAAAAATTAGAAGATATGGATATAAATGTTATATTAATATTAAAACAAATATTAAAAGAAAAAACATTAAATGATATTAATAAATCATTAATTGAAATAGAATTACCTTATTTATATGATAAAATAAATAATTCTGATTTAAGTGATACATTAAAAACTATGATAACAAATGATAATCAATATAATAAATTAAAAAAAACACACAATTATTTTACTGGAAATTTTTTTGATTTATATTTAACTAATCATAAAAGAGTTCCTATATTTGAAATTGATTATGGTAATGAAAAAAGATATTTTGCACCAATTATGATTGATATTTGTGATTTAGTAGAAAAACAAAATAATGAAATAAGTAAAAGAGAATCAGATGGATATATTAAACAAGATTATTTAGAAAATGGAAATAAAAAATATATAACTAATTCTGAATTAAAAACAACTTGTAGTGAAAATTATAATAAAATAGGTAATAATAGTGAACAATATACTAAATATATAAATTATAAAGATATATTAGGTTCTAATATTAATACTACTGAAGATTCTAATATTAATATTACTGAATTAGTAAATATATTTAAAGATTTATTTTTAAATAATAGAGGAATATTATTAGATAGAGGTACTTTACCTTCTGTTGATGTAATTGAAAATAAAATAAAAGATTTATTAACAAATAGAATTGATATTAATAGTAAAAAATATATAACAAATGAAGAATTTGATGATATAAAACAAGAATTAGAAACATGGAAAACAAATTATTTAGCAACTTTAAATCCTGATAGTTTATGTCAATATAAATATACTGAATTAGAAGATGCAATCGTTAATAATAAAATATTATTATTTAATGGTAAAGAATATGGAAAAATAGCAGAAAAAAATGATCAAGATGTAAAAGATAGTTCTATATACAATGAAGATGATAATCAATTATATGTTCTTAATAGTCATGTTAATACTAAAAAACAATTAGTAAAAGATGAAGAAGATAATTGTTTAGTAAGAAAAACTGATACTTTAATACCAGATAAATGGATAGCAAACCCTAATTTAGAAATAAATGATAATGGAACAATATGGTCTAAAAAATGTGATGATAATACAACATGTATGCCAGATGATTATGTAGAAGTAGATAAATATTTAATAAAGAAAGAAGAATTAAATGGAGTTATTCAAAATTGTAATATTAAAAAAAATGAAAGATGGGGATTACAAAAAGAAGTTGAAAAAGAAAATGGTGAAAAAATAAAACTAGGAAGAATAGGTACAACTTACCAACATTATAAACAATATTCAGATCACATCGATGACATTGCTAATATTAAAGAAAAAGAAGATAATTGTCATTATTTTGAAAGTGACATTATAGGTAATAAAGTAAATATTATAAATACAAAAGATAATATTAATGTATGGTATGGTAAACATGGAAATGCTGACGATAATTATATGAATACTGGTGATTTTGATAACAAATTAAATACTGATTGTATGATATTAAATAGTGAATGGGATGATACTAATAATAGAACAACAACAGGATATGGTTTAATAGGTAATGATAAAGGAAAATATGGAATGATAACAAATTTAGATTTTGATACAAGAAATAATGATAAATATATAACAAATGCAAAATGTATTGAAGATATAAATAGAAAAAGATTTGAACATGAACAGAATTTTACAGATTCACCAAATAATGATTTAATTAATAATAGAAAAGAACAAATTAAAACACTTGCATATAGTAATAATGAATCTACATTAAATAATTTAAGTAATATAAATAATTTAAATGATTTATATGGAAAATGTATACAACAACATACACCTGATGGTGTAACTGAAGAACCTGTTATATCAACTAGTGAATTTAATAATAGAATTACAGCAAATAGAGATAATAAATCAGATTGGTGGTATCAAAATGCTATAAATACAGCAGTTTCTGATGTTAATAATGAATATAAAAATAAAAAATATAGTGCTGGTATTAAAGAAAATCAAACATGTCCACCTGATAATGAAGTTTGGTTATTACCAAATACTTGTACGAAAGATGATCATATGTGTAGACCAAAAGATAATACTGTATCAATGAATAGTTATAATACAGCAATACAAGCTGAAAAAGACAGATTAAATTATATTACAGATCTACCTTGTGATAATATAGAATATAATAATGGTGCAAATAAAATGACTGCAATAGTAAGAAAAGGATTTGATGATAATGTAGATAATTATGCAAATAAATATGATGATGGAACAACAATGTGTAATAAAAATACAAATAAACCAAATAATTATAAAGAACCAGGAACAGATAGTGTATGTATTGATGGTCAATTTTGTACAACAAATACAAAAACACATAATGAATTTGTTAATAAATATAGTATAGAAAAAGAAAGAGAAACTTGTAATGAACTAAATAGAAATATTTGTTCTGCATATGAATTACCAATACAATCAAATAATATTACAGATTTACCAATAGAAGTAATAAATCCAATAGAAAATACTTTACCACCATTATTTACATATGGACAAATAGATGATATAACTAAACCACCTAATTATTCACAAATTTAATTATAAATAAAAATTTTTTTTATAAATTTAATAAATAAAAATTAGATATAAAAATATAACTATAACAATAAAGAGATGATATATGAATCATATTTCAATAATTTATGTGGTATAATAATACCACATGCAGGTAAAGAATATGCTGGTAAATGTAGAGAAAGTGTATTTAAAAATGTAAATGAAAAAATAAATACTGAATATATAATATATATATCAGCATTACATAATATAAAAGAAAAAGAAAATAGAATACACATATTAGAATATGAACAAGAACATATAGATTATTTTAACAGAGGGAATATAAATAATTATATATTAAATAAAGATGATTTTACAGAAGAAGTTAAAAAAGAACATTCATATAAATGGGTAAAAGAAGAATTAAAAGAAACTTTTAAAAATGCTAAAATATTAGTTGTATGTCCTACACCATATAGTGATTTAAAAAGTCTAGCTAATGATATAATAAGTTATATATTTAAGAAAAAAAATGAACATAAAAAAATATTAATAATAGCAACTACTGATCTAATACATTATGGTAATCGATTTAATAATAATATTTTATTAAATTATCCAGAACAATTAGATAAATGGCGAAAAGAAGAAAATATAATAGAAAATATGTTAAATAATAATTATCAAGAAATAGATAAAGAATTAATATGTGGTCCATATGCTATTAAAACATTTTTGTATATATCAAATTATTTTAAATGGAATAGTCGTGTAATTGATTATTATGATTCAAGTAATTATAATAAAAATTTATTAGAAAAATATAGTATAAATTTAGAAAAAAAAGATAAAGAATTTGTATCATATGTATCAATAGTATATGGAGATTTTGAAAATGATAATATATTATTACCTATAGATATAATATTAGCATTTGTAGTAATAAAAACAATAATTACATTAAAATTATTAAATATAGAAATAAAAGATATAAGATTACCAAAATGGAATAAATTTAATGAAATGACAAATGGAATATTTATATCAACACAAATAAATAATAAAACAAATTCATGTACTGGAATATTTGAATTAGAAGAAAATAATATAAATAGTTCATTAAAAATAACAAAAATAGCAGAAAAAAGTATTGAGGATTCAATAAATAGATGGAATAATCCAATTAAAATAGATGATATAGATAAATATATAATTAAAATAGAAATAATAGATAATTTAAAAGATTGGAAAGAATATAATTCAGATGAAATAATTAAAAACTTTAATTTATCAGAATCAAATGGAATATTTTTAAAATTATATAATAATAATAATGCAACATATTTACCAGTAGTAGCAATAGAAAATAAAGATATATGGAGTGTAGAAGATTATATGAATAATTTAAGTATAAAAGCGGGTGGAAATAAAGATGATTGGAAAATAAAAGGAAGTAAAATAAAAAAATATAATAGTGTTAGTTTTAAATATATAAATGAAACGAATACAATAACAGTATTATAAATTAGAAAATAATTCAATATATTTAACAATATTATGACTTTTAAATGTGTAATCAATTTTACATAAATAAATAAATAGTCTTTTAATAGCAATATATGCTTTATTAGGTTTAATATAAATTTTATCATCTTTAAAAAATATACTTGAACATACATGTAGATAATAACCATTTAATGGTAATTTTGGAACAGGATCACCTGAAATAACAATACGATGTGTTGAAATATTAAATGAATTATATAAATTAACGAAATTTTTATCACCAATTCTAGGAGAACCAAAAGTAACACAAATAACATTTTTATTATGAATAAAAGGTTTATCAACAATATCAAAAGCACAAATATTTGCTAAGGCACCACCTAAACTATGTCCACAAATAATAATATTATCATAATTAACTTTATTATAAATTAAATAATTATATAATTTATATTTAATATTATTATATTGATTATAGTATCCATTATGTACATAAAAATCTATATTATTTTTTTGATATTTAACTAATTTTAAATTTAAATTAGTTTTCCAATCATTTAAATTAGATGTTCCTTTAAAACAAATATATAATGATTTATTATAATAAGATCTTGAAAAATTAATAGATTTATCATAAACATCTCTAGATAAATAAGAACAATGTTTATATAATAAAATATTTTTTTTATTTATATTAATTTGTTTAGCAAAATTATTAATAAAAAAAGTATTTGTTATTAATAAATTAAAATATAAAATAATATAAAAAATTTTTTTTTGTATATTCATATATATATATAAATATAAATATAATTAGAATTAGAATTATAAATTTATTTATAATTATAAAATAATAATGCTAAATTTATACCAATATTGATATTATGTTGAATAATCGAATTTTCTAATATATTTATTTTATCAAAGCAATAATCAATTAATAAATTAATTTCATGATAATAAACCCAATTTCTATATTTTTTATCATTAATATAATAACCATCTAAATCATAAATAAGAAATTCACTTTTTTCAAATATATCATATTGATTTAAAGAATTTACATCATTAATAAAATTATAATCATCTTCTTCAATATAAGTAAGATCATAAAATTTAATATCACACTCTAAGAAACAAATTAAATCATAATATTTTTTTATCTTATTTTCAATTTGATAAATAGAAAATTTATTAGTATAATAAATAGAAGACTTTGATTTTTTATCATTTAAAAATTTATTAAATAAACGAACCATTTTAAGTTGATCATTATTACCGTGAAGAGGCATATAAATATTCTATAATAACTATTGTTATCAGAATATTTATATATCGAATAATAAGCGCTGTTATCTGAATTAATGTATTTAAAATCGAGACTGTTAAAATTATAGTATTAAAATTAATTGAATAATAAAAAGAATCATTTTTTTTAATATAAAAGTAAATAATATAAATTAATTGTAAAATTAATCAATAATAGGAAACCAAATATGTCTAGTATATCCAAAATCACTTTTAACACTATTTATTTTAGAAATAAGTTCTAAAATAAATTCTTTAGTTTTAATATATTGTTTATTTTTATCTAAAATTAGTTTTTTTCTTTTTTGAATAGCATTATTAATATCATCTTCAAGAGTACTAATAGTATTAATATAGAAATTTTTATAAACTTCAATAATAGTTTCTTGAATTGAAATTATTTCTTCTAAAAATTCAATATTTTTAAATTTTGTTGCTAAATTTGTTTTATATTGTTTTTCTGTTAATTCTTTTTGAACAAATTTAATTCTTAGTTCATCTTTCCAATAATCATAATCTTGTAGTTTAAGTCGATTATTAATTAATTCAACATTATTAAAATGATTAATTTCTTCATATATTGATAATAATTTTTTTATATAATATTCTTCAATAGCATCAGAAATGGTGAATTCTTTAAGAATAATATTTGCTTCATCTAATTTTTTTTTTGCCCAAATTTTAGCATCTTCTTTAACTTTATCAGTTGCTTTTTTATTTAGTAAATATTCATTTTCAAATTTTCTTATAGAAGGATTATAATAAGTTTTTTTCCAATTATAATCTTTCATAAATTTTCTATTAATTATACTTAATTTATTAGTTGATTGATGATATATATTTTCACAAGGATTATCATTTGGATTTCTTTGAATAACTAAACCATTTTCTCTCATATATCTAAAATATTCTGGATTATGTAAAATACCATTTTTATTAATTTGTAATGTTTTCCAATCAAATGTAGTATGACAACTTACACACCACATTTGATCACACCCGGATGTTTTCATAATAGATATATTACATTTAGGACAAGGTTTACTTTCTTTTTTAATTAAATTAGCAGTATCAATATCTTCTTTTTTACATTCATGATTATCATCATTTTTTAGAATATGACAATGTTTGCAAGTTTCTTTTTCACAAACATTACATATCCATTTACTATTAACAAAACCATTACAATCATTATTTGCACAAGGAAATTTATATTCAATAGTATTTTTTTTACTAATTATATTTCTAACAGAAGTATTAATATTTTTTGCATAAGATTCATATGCTGTAATTTCATAAAATTTTTTATAACCTTCTAAAGTTCCTCTATGTTGTGAATAATTATCATAATCATAATAATCTTCACGAAGTTGATTAGCAATCTGAATATATTTTTGTTGTTCTTTAATATTTGTAATAATTGGTAATATTTTTGGAATTAAAATTTTTTCTTCTTTAAAAAGTAATTCTTTAATATGATTTTTATATAAATTATCTATATAATTTTTACCAAATAAATTAATAAGAATTGTTCTATTAAATTTACGATGACAATTCATACAAGTTTTTTCAGTTTTTAATTGATTTTCAATTGTATATTTTTTTAAACAATCTGTACAACATTCATATAAACAAAATGGACATTTACAAATTTTTTCTTTATTAATAGATTCAACACAGATATTACAATCAGTATATTGATTCATATTATTATAATTATATTTATTTTTAATATATATCAATTTTTTTATATAATTCAAAAATAAAAAAAATTATTTATTCATTATTCTATAATTAATAAATCTTTCAATTTCATTATTTTTATTAGAATAAATACAATTTATTATAAAATAAACACTAAATACAACTATTAATATACATATAAATAAAATTAAATCAGAAAAATCTGAAAACATAATTTTTTATCTAATATAATAAAAGAAATTAAATATTATTTAATTTTATTTTAGATTGTCGAGTAATATATTTAATTTGATAATTTTGATATAAAACAATAGATAAATAAATTAAAAATAATAAAATTAAAAATATAATTAAATAAATAAAAGAATTCATATCTATTATTATTATAGAAAAATAATATAAATAATATATATATATAATAATAAAATGAATAAAGATACAGCATTAGAATTATTAAAGAAGGAAGATGAAAAGAAAAAAAAAATAAAAGAAAGAATGAAAAAATATAGAGATAATGATGAATATAGAGAAAAAAATGCGGAATATATGAAAGAATATAGACAACAACAAAGAAAAAATTTAGAAGAAGCAAAAAAACTATTATCAAAAGAAGAAAATAATGATAAAGTTAAAAAAATAACTAAAACAAAAAATAAAAATATAACAACAATAAATAAATATTTAAGTATAATTATTAAAAATCATAAATTATTTAAATTAGAAGAATTAGATAAAGATAAAATAACAAATATATTAAATAATAAATATAGTATAGAAGATGAA